TGAGATATCATTTATTTCAGATACTTGGTCAAGCAATGGATAATTTTTCAAAAGAAGAAATTGATTCTGCATTAGAAGAGTATAATTCAATAAAAACTAAGTTAGGAGATGAAAGCAACATTTGAATTTGACATGAATGATCCAGAAGATGTAATGGATCATAAAAGAATGTCTAATGCTCTTGGTATGGCTTTAGTGCTATGGGAAATTAGACACAATGTAAAAAGAAAAATAGAAAATATTATTGATTCTTCTGATATTCAACCATTATCAGGCCAAGATACTTTAAACAAAGTATTTGAGTTAATTGATGAATTGATGGAAGATCAAGGTATAAGTATTGATCATTTAATACAATAACTATGGAACAAACAATTCCCCATGAAGAAGATATAAAAAACTACACAGTAGTAAGACATATTCAGTTCTATGCAAAGACAGACAAAGTGAGTCTTAAAGATCTTCAGAAGTTCTTTACTTTAGATGCTATTGCTTCTTTTATTAAGTATGGTTATTTAGTCAGAGATTGTACAACAATTAAACCCAAAGAAAATGCAAACTAAATTAGTTTCAATGACTCAATCAATGATTGAAGGAGTTAGTAGTGGTGAAGAACTTATTGTGTATACTGCAAGAGTTAGCAATCCAGAAAATCAAATGAATATGGAAACAGCAGATAAATTGTTGAAGTATCTGATTAAGCACAAGCACTGGAGTCCATTTGAAATGGTAGATGTTACTATTGAGATTAAGACAAGTAGAGCTATTGCTGCTCAAATACTAAGACATAGATCTTTTTCATTTCAAGAGTTCTCTCAAAGATACTCTGCTGTAACAGAGATTGAGGATGTTCAGTTAGGAAAGGCCGGGGCTACAAACAGACAATCAAGTCTTGAAGTATTTGATCCGGAAATCACAACAGAGAAAGCATCAAGTGTAATTAACACTCATTTAAAAAGATCTAAAATATTATATGAAGAACTTTTGACAATAGGTGTTGCCAGAGAGTGCGCGAGGATGGTATTACCATTAGCAACAGGTAGTACACTTTATGTTAAAGGTTCAGTAAGATCTTGGATACATTATCTACAGATTAGATGTGATGAACATACTCAGTTAGAGCACAGAGAAATTGCTTTGAGTATTCTTGATATTTTTAAAGTTGAGTTTCCAAATTTATTTCAAGCAATTACCATCAATGAGTAAGTTAGAAGTAGTTCTTCTTAAAGCAGAACTGAATGTAAGATACAGAACTTTATCAGAAATAAGAGAACAGTTTCCAAGAAATAGTAAATATAGAGCTTGTGAATATATTGAAAAAGAAATGGCTAAAGTTCTTGCTGAAATTGAAAAGATAAATGAACATGTAAGAAATAACCCATGAAAAAGATTCTTATTCGGCTTAAAGATAGCTTTAGCTTACTTATAATCACTATTCTTTATAAAAAAGACTAATATGCCTGATATATCATTATGTATAGAAGCAGGTTGTCCTTTAAGTAGCACCTGTTATAGATTTTTAGCACCTCCTAATGATCATCAGTGGTACAGTATGTACACACCAGGAGAAAATTGTGAAAGTTATATTAATATCAATGAGAAAGAAAAAAGAACACAGTCCAAGTCTTCTTCATAGTATCTGTAATGAACATTATGCTATGTCTGTAGATATAGATAAAAACTTATCCTATCACTGGTTTGTTCATATAAGCAAAAGTCCTAGAAGTTTCATGTTTAAACCTTTTATGGCATTGGCTGAAATAAATCTGAATCATTTTATGGGTATAATAGATGATTCTGAAAGAGAAGGTTTGATAAGGTTGTTTGATGTAAATAATTTTAAAGATGATCTTTACATTGCTCTTGCTAGTTTAGAATTTTATAGAACTCAGAGACTTGAAAAGTTTGGTCAGTTTAGAAATTATAAAGATCATTATGAAGAAGCATCTCTAAACTATAAAGAAAAAATCTTTACACCAGAAGTTATGTTGTCATATGCAAAATACAAATATGAATAGCAATGTTTACAGGAAAACTAATTAAAAAAGATGGTAAGCTTACATATAATCATCCAAAGGATAAGTTGGCTTATGAATTATTTATAGAAAAACTTCCTGAAGGTCAGGAGGTAGAAATGTATATTGATCTTGCTAATGCAGATCATAGTAGAGCACAGATTAATAAAGTCCATGCTTGTATTAGAGAGTTAGCCAAAGAATCTGGTTATACTTTTGAAGAAATGAAGAAGATAGTTAAAACAAGATCTGGCCTTTGTTATACAGACTCAGAAGGCGAGTATTGCAAATCATTTGCAGAGTGTACCAAAGACCAGCTCATGTTAGCTATTGAAGCTTGTATTGAAATAGGAGTGGAATTAAATGTTAACCTTGGGTAGGTTCAACATAACCTTCATCACCTGGTTCAAGAATTTCTTTTTCTTGAGTTTGATTTTGGTTTTTAGATTGAGTTTCAATTTCAGCAAGCAAAAGTGTTACTGTTTTGAAACATCTTTGTAATTCATCCAAATCTTTATATTCTTTAGACATAACTTCTTTAAGATATTCTGGATCTGGATTCTTATCAAACATTTCTTTTACAAGTTTGAAAGAAAGAGCCTTTACCATTAAATAATAAGCTTTATTTACTTTGATGTCTATAATAGCATCATCTTTTAATTCTTGAACCTTTATCATCTTTGTTAGTTTTAAACAAAAATATTTATTTTATGAGTCAAAACCTAAATATTGAGGAAATTAAAGAGAAATTTTATCAGAAGCTTATACCATCAGGATGGGGTAGAGTGTTAAAGTCATTCATATTTAGTGGAGATTTTGACAATATCATTTTACAATTAGTTAAAAGGAGCAATTCCGGTGAAAGATTCACACCTATCTTTAAAGATCTGTTTAAGGCATTTGAAGAATGTCCTTATGATCAATTATGTGTAGTTATTGTTGGTCAAGACCCTTTTCCCACAATAAATGTTGCAGATGGAATTGCATTTAGCTGTAGTAAAGTTGATAAAGCTCAACCCAGCCTAAAGTTTATCCTTACTGAAGTAAACAGAACTATGTATAATAATATAGAAATAAGTACTGAATTAGATTTAACCAGATGGTCAAATCAAGGCATATTACTTTTAAACACAGCTCTCACAACAGCAGTAGGTAAAATTGGTGTTCATTATGATATCTGGAAACCTTTTATTGCATATTTGTTTGACTGGTTAGATAAATATAATAATGGTCTTGTGTATATTTACATGGGTAAAAAAGCACAAGAATGGGAAGATGCTGTTTCTTCAGAGAGTAATATTAAGTATTCAACTCTGCATCCGGCAAGTGCTGTTTACAGCTCAAATAGAAGATGGGATTCTAAAGATGTCTTTATCAAAGTTTCCCAAGATGTTCTTAATAACTATGGTAAAAAATTGATATGGTAGAAGTATTTAATAGACTAATTCAAGAAGGAATTACTCCAAACAATTTCTATATTCTTACATGCTTGAAAAACAAGATTGTACCTAATAAATTTGTAAGTAAAGAGCTGGCTTATAGTGTGTTAAAAGCAGATGACTGGTTAACAGAAGATTTGCAATTAACATCTAAAAGTATTATCTTTATGGAAGAAATATCAGGTTTCTTTAAAAAAGTCAAAAAGAAAGTTAGCACTGAATTAATGGGAGCAGACTATGTGAATAATATTAAAACTTATGTTGAATTATTTCCGGATAGAAAGCTTAGTTCTGGTAGATATGCCAGAGTTAATCCAAAGAATTTAGACGGGGCTTTCAAATGGTTTTTTGAAACTTATGATTATTCTTGGAAAACAATATTATTAGCAACTGAAAAATATGTATCTGAATATGAAATGAAAAGGTTTGAGTATATGAGAACATCACAATATTTTCTAAGAAAGCAAAATCTTGACAAGTCTTTTGAGTCAGAATTAGCTAATTATTGTGAATTAGTTCTATCTGGTGCAGGTGATGAACCTAACTATTTTAAGGAAACCATTGTATAGTCATACAATGTATTAATGTATATCTGTAATTAATCACAAATGAGTAATTTATTTAATGGTGCACGGCCTTTACTGCCCGTGACTGAAAGACAGTCTATTGAAAAAGCACTTCATAAAATAAAAGCTAGAAGACAAGGTCATGTAAAATCTTTAAGAAGTGCTTGGCCTAAGTTTAATGATGCTTTTTGTGATGGATTAGAATGGAGAACTATCACCGTAGTAGGTGCTAGACCGGGAACAGGTAAAACTTTGTTTATGGAACAATTGATAAGTGATATTATTGCTTTCAATAGAGATCAGAAATTTAGAGTTTTGAAGTTCCAGATGGAAATGGTTGATGAAACAAGTGGTGTAAGGAAGCTCAGTTTAAATACAGGAGCTGATTATAATACTTTGATGAGTAAAGGTGGCCAGTTAGTTGATAGAGACATATATGAACAATGTGTGGCTTATTATAATAGTACTAAAGCTGATGACTTTATCAATGTAGTATATGATGCATGTACTGTAGATGAAATGTGTGCTACAATCCATTATGAAATGGAAAAGTACAAGAATGAAGACGGAACATTCCCTAACATGCTAGTTGGTATAGATCACTCTGCTTTGTTTAAAGTAGGAAAAGGACAAAAGGACAAATTTGAAATGTTAGGAAGCTTAGGTGAAGCTCTCACAATGATGAAGAAAAAATATCCTGTAGCATTCATTGTCCTAAGTCAGCTCAATAGAAATATTGATGATCCTAAAAGACAAGAAGAAGGTTCTTATGGTAACTATGTATTGGATTCTGATATTTATGGTTCAGATGCTTTATTACAGCATGCAGATGTTGTTATGGGTATCAATAAACCGTCAATTAGGAAGATTAGGTTTTATGGTCCGGACAAGTTCATTATTGAAGATGAAGATGTATTAGTATTTCACTTTCTTAAATCAAGAAATGGTACTACAAGAATAAGTTTCTTCAAGCTTGATCGTAACATAATGAGAATTGTAGAAATTCCAACACCACCCACAGCAGCAAAAACAAAAATAAAAATGTAGTATATGACAGTTAGAAAAGAAAAAGAGAAAGATTTCTATGCAAAGCATATTGAAACTTTCAAAAAGATTGGGCAAGGGGATCCATTCTTCTTAGTTAAAACAGCATTTTTCCAGAAAGGTAAGTATGGAAGACAAGTGCAGTTTTTTGAATCAGAATTAAGCAAAGGTGAAGACATCTATCTAGAATTCTATGATAATGTTACAGATGAAAAAGGAAGTATTGTTGATATCAAACCTTTCTATGAAAATAGACAGTTGTTTAAATACAGATACAATCCATTTTTCTCTGAAGAATATGATTTAAAAGAAGGTACTAATTTCAAGGGTGATCCCTATAAATTATTTACTGTACCTGTGTCAGAGTTATTAGCAGTACTATCTGATGGTACAGAAATTACATATGCATTATTTGAAAAAAGAATGGCTGATCAGGAAAAGAAAACTGCTGAAGTAGAAACTGATTTACCAAAACTTCAGAATTCTTTAGTAGATGATACTGGATTTCCTGATTTTACAGCTGAATTAGCACAATCTACTGTACAAGCTGTAGCAATGCTTACACACAAAGATGCATTTGTTAGTGAGATGACTATACAAGATTTTGCTGCAATTATGTGGAAAAAGCCTGTAAGCAACAAACAATGGTTGAATGATTTAATTACAAAAGCATGAGTATAGTACTTCCAACTTCAAAAGTTAAGGCTGGTAGAGTAAATCCAAAAAGATTGGTAATTTATTCTAAGCCAAAAACTGGTAAAACAACTTGTTATGCAGGTCTTGAAGGTAATCTTATCTTAGATTTAGAAAATGGTACAGATTTTATTGATGCTTTAAAGGTACCAATCACTAATTTACAACAACTTTTAGATACTGGAAAAGCAATCAGAGAAGCAGGTAAACCTTACAAGTATATCACTATAGATACTGTTACTGCGTTAGAAGATATGATTGGTCCATTGGCTATAAAACTTTACAAAGCTACAAGTATGGGAAAGAATTGGGAAGGTGATAATATCACCACTTTACCTAATGGTGCAGGTTATTGAATAGCCTGTATGTGTCTAATTGCTGGAAACCCCTAAAGACTATTAACTACAAAATAATTTGAAAAAGTAAGTTTGAATGTTTAAAAATAATAGTATATTTGTCATTAATAATTATAACTAGGTTATGAATAGTATTGACAGTCATGGACAATCAGCAGCCAAGTCTCTAAGTTCATATGAATATGAGAAAGGTTCAACGACTATCTCCCGGAAGGAGAGTACACTTGAAAAAGTGGAAAAGGCACACATTAAATTTTATAGTTTAACTGAAAAGTTACCAACAGTTTCTGGAATTTATGGTATATATTGTTTAAGTAATGATAAAATGTATGTAGGTTCAGCAATAAATATACATACTAGATACATTAAACATAAATATTATTTAAAAACTAAGAAACATCACTCACTTAAGTTGCAAAGAGCTTATGACAAGTATGGAATTGAAAATTTTAAAATGATTGTTTTAGAAAATTGTGATGATGTAAATTTATTGGATAAAGAATTTGAATGGATAACAAAATTAAATAGTTATCATAATGGTTTTAATTGCACAGATGTGTGTAAAAAACCTAAAAATTTTAAACTATCTCAATCTCAAATTGACAAAAGAATAAAACAATCAAGCAAAGCTGTAGTTTGTTTAGACCTAGAAGGTACTTACTTAACAGAATATATTTCTGTGTCAAAAGCAGCTATTGCACTAAAAGATCAATCCACAAATATAAGTTCTTGTTGTAAAGGAAAATTAAATTATGTAAAAGATTGTATATTTGTTTATAAAAGTGAGTATGATCCAACAAAAGATTATGCTTATAAACCTAAAAAAAGAATTTTTTCTAAAGAACATAAAGAAAAAATTGGAAA